ACCATTGGCGTCGTTTAGGACGGTCTGTGCTCGAGAAACGATTTCGCTTGCCAGCATTGATTACCTCACCACAATGTTTTTCTGGCCCAGTAGTTGGCCGAGAACGGATCGTTCTTTGTCAGATTTCCGTTTTTGTCCTTGATGCCGCCAGATCGCGCCAGATAGTTCTCTCGGCGCTTCGGGTCTTTGTGCTGCGTGAAGTCTTCCATGCCACGCAGGCCAAACTTCACCAGCTTCACTTCGTCGCCCTTCTTGGCGAGCACCATCTTCTTGTGGCTGTCACCCTTCGGTGCATCCACAGGCTTGTTGAAGCCATCGAAGGAATGGCCGCGATACTGGATCTTTCCACCCTCACGCTTGATGTTCGATGCTTTCACCGTCACCTCTCGTGATTGAAATAGCGACCTCGTCTGCGGTCTTGACGTCATCCTCGTTGAATGGCTCGGGCGCAGGCGTATCCACCACCTCTTCCCACATCCCTTCAGCAACGATCTTCTCGTCGTACACAGCAGTTCTGCCGGTACGCTTGTTTCGCATCAGTCGCATACGCATCCCAAAAAAGATGCCGCCCCAGCGGTTTAGACTGGAGCGGCATCAAGTACGGGGGGAGGAGTCTCTACCCCCGGTTGCTGGCTACGGCATTAAGCCTTCACAGCCACCATGTTGACCAGCGCCTCTGGCTTCACAACCTTGTAGCCGTACACGTTCAAACCACGAACGATGTTGCCGAAGGTCGACTGAGCACGCAGGGTCTCGACGTTGGTCATCTGCGAAGCGAACGAGATCGCGTCACGGGTACCAGCCATCAGGTAGCTATCGTTGTCTGCGGTCTTCGGCAGGTTGTTCGACACGTAGACCATAAAGCGGTCGATCATGCCGAGCTTACCGTTACGCAGCGGGGAGACAGAGTCACCAGTCAGGTAGGCTTGCTTCAGATCGGAACGCTTAATCATCGAAGCCATCCATGCCGGGAGAACCAACCAACGACCATCTTCCGGTACGTTCTGCTCATCCAAGCACTGGCCTGCGTCGAGGATCAGGTCGAGGATGTTCGAGCTGGAGACAGCGCGGGGGCTGGCATCCGTACCAAGGTTGATGTTGCCCGAGATGACGCCAGCGGTTGCGCCTTTGTTGGCGGTCGCTGCGCCAGCCTTGACGCCATCCAGAACGTCGGCGTCAATCGCGATCTTCATCTGCTGAGTCGCGTCGTTGGTGAAGATGTCCATCAGCTTGACGTCGGTCTGGACAGCGTCCACGTCGTCGAGCACAACGGCAAAGTACTTGCCCTTGTCGATCAACAGTTCCAGAGGCGTCGAGGTCGGAACCTGATTGGTCAGGTTGTCGCCCTTCGCGTAGTTGTTGATCGTGATGGTCGGGATCGAACGGATGTAGATCTTGTCGCCTTGACCTTTGATCTCACCTTCCCAATCGGTGTTTGCAATTTCCGAGAAGACCGAAGTCTTGTAAAACTTGACCTGAAGTTTGCCAGACCAAATCTCGGGGATAAATTTGCTGCCGGAAACCGACGTGCTGTAGTCGGCGCGGCCTGCTGCTACTGGAAAAGACATAATGAATCACTCCTAAAATTGATGCGGGTCAGCGAATACGACCCTCGATTTGAGCCGCCATAATGTCGGCCTCAATGGCAATCGCATCCGCATCACTGACTTCACCTCGTCGCATCCTTGCGTAGAACTCTGACACCTCGCCTCGCGTCCAGATCTTTTTGGACGGTGGCGTGTTCGGTGCTTTGTTCGTAGAAGGAACGACTTGCTGGTCTAATGACTCGGTTGCTTTTGCCGCCCACGATGAAGATGCCTTCTGGTACGCGGTGAAGAATTTTGCTGTCCGTTCAGCGTCACGAGATGCCTCAGCTTTGGATAGCAGAGATTGGCGGGTCTCTCCTGCAAGCTCGTCATACTCGTCAAGCCAAGATAGAAAATTGGCGTCCTTGTTGACTTGCTCCCAGTCGGGAACCAATGCCGTCAAAGATTTGAAGAAGTCCGTCTCTACCTTCTGAGTCGTTACGTTGGTGAGCGATTCAATACGGGCTTTGAGGGTGTCGACTTCTGCCTGCTTTGCCGCCACTTCTTCCTTGGCGATTCGGCGTGCCAGATCAACTAACCCCTCGCCGTACTCCTCGATCTCCTCCGGTTTGACCAAAGGCTCGGGCGGCTTGGCGTTCTTCAGTGCCTCGATTTGAATCTCGAGATCCTGAAGCTTCGTCTTCAGATCTTTGTTCTCCGCTGCTAAGCGAGGAACTTCCGAGTTGTACTTGCCTTGCAGAACCTTGTACCGGTGTTCCAACTGCTCGTCCGACCCGGGTGCCGGAGGAGGTGTGGAGTCGTCTTGGTTCTTCGGGGGTTCCGGATCTGCCGCAGGTGGAGTCTGCTCTCCTTCTGTTGGCGGATCTATTGCCTCGGGTGACTGCTGCTGCTTCAATAGTTCTTCATGTAGTCTGTTGGCTTTCTCTTCAGCCTCCAGAACTGCGCGTGGTAAAGACATAGTTACTCCGTGAGCCGAGACGGTCGCGTTCGAGCCTCGCGGTGTTCGAGCGATTCGTTCGGTGTTCAACGGTTGCCAGTTGAAGGGCTGGCCCCTTTGCGGCGTGATGCCGCTAACCCTTTCGGGTTACCGCGACTTGCGGATGACGTTACCTGCTTCCTTGGATTTCTCGAGGATCTCACCTACAGCCTGTGCGGCTCCCTGCTGCCACCGGGATAGAACATCATCCTTGGTGCTACAGGAGTCGCGATACAGGTCTTGCAAGGATTCTTCGAGCCAAGAGCGGATCGTCTCAAAGCTAAGGTTGCCCTCAAGGTTGGCGAGGGCGTGTAAAACTTTTTCGTCCGGGCGCTTTAACATCAAGAAGCGTTGCCCATCGGGTCATAGCTGATCTCGCTGACCGTCTTGCGGCCACGCGCTTTGCGCTCGCGCTCTTCCTTGTCAGCCGCCTCTGCTGCTTGGCGCTTCTTCTCCTGTTCTACAAAGGAGAAGTTCTTCTGGCCATGAGCAGTGTCGAAACCAGACTTGTCTGCCTTCACGGCGCGATCAACAACATCCTGATAGGGTTTGCTTGGACGGCTGTCGTTGTCTTCGGTTTTGATCGGGGTTGGCTTGCTAACGCGCACGACGCTCTGCACTGGCTTGTCTGGCTCAGTGCTGGGTGCGGGTGAAGGACTTGTATTCGTGACGCTTCGGCTCACCGAGACTTTGCGGACTGCCGACTTGGCTGGCTTGCTAACCGGATTATTGTCGGCGCTGCCGACGTCACCGGTATAGCTACTGCCACTGTTGCTCGGCTTGCTCTCGTCGTCCATGCTGACTTTGGCAGGCATGTTGTCGGTGAAGCTGCTCTCGACGTCAGCCTTCGGCTTCATACCAGCCGAGATCACGCGAGCCTTGTCGGTGTCCGACTCCGCAGAGCGCATCTCCGATTCGCCAGTCTGCTTGAAGCCGTACTTGTCGACGCCGACTTCCTTGTCCTTGTTCTTGTTGTACAAGTACGCGGCACCAAGACCAGCGGCTAGACCCGCTATCAAACCACCATTCGCCATCTTCAAAGGCTCTGGCATTCCACTCGAGACCAGACCACCCATGCCGTGCGTCGGCGTGGCAATCTTGCTGTGCATCGAAGCAACCGTCCCAGACGGCGTCAGCTTGGGGTTGAGGTTCGTCTGCGCAGGCTCGCTGCCAGACTTCTTAAAGTTCTGGCGTTGCCAGTCCATGCTGCTGTTATCGGCCATCTCTCACCTCACTTCTTTGCGTTCGTTCGAACGGCACTACCCATTGGGTTGCAACCAGTCATGCCACCACCGACGTAGCCACCGTCAGCCATCTTCGCCATGCCGCCGTACTGTTTGGCAGACAATTTGCCGGAGGCGAGTGCTTTTCCCTTGGCCATCAGCTCCTTGGGATTGGACTTCTCGCCCTCCTTCTTTTCTTCAGCCATTTCTCTGCGCACATAACCTTTGGCAGAAACCTTGCCGGAGCGCACTTGGCGAGCTTCGGCCTCTTCCTCGGCGCGAGTGTCCTTACCGGTAAACGGCTTGACCTTGCCACCGTCGGCGTAGCCTGCGGGAATCATTCCCTTCTTCGCTTTCATGCGACCTCCTGCTGGGGTTGTACTGTGTTCATGTCCATTGGCGCACCACCCGGTGCGGTCTCCGCCGGAGCCGGTAACTGTTGCTGTTGCGACTGCATCTGTTGCATCGCCGACTGCACCTTCTCTGCTCGGAACTTCATCATGTCCAGACTCGGTACGAGCTTGTCGGTATCCATCTGTAGACCCTTGGCCATTTCACGCAACAGATACGCACGACCTTCCGGCCCAACAATTTGCAGATCCACTGGATTAGCAGTCGCTGCCAAGAACTCATTGCGGCGGACGTTGATCTGTTCTTTGTGGATCAGCCCCATCGCACCACGGGCAACAATCGTGAAGTCGCCCTTAATGTAAGGATCGGGGTTGTACATCATGTTGTGGACGTAGAAGCGCGAGACCACCATCGTAATGACGTGGTCAATCGTCAGCACCGCAGCCTTAATTCCTTTGGAGGCGTTGTCCATCAGCATCGACAGACCCGAGGCAGTTCTCCCTGCACCCGATCCACCGGAGGTCGCACCGTAGACGTAGTTCGGAATACCCGTGACCTCATCGGCCTGACGGGCAAACTGGTTGTAGACCAGCATGAGTTCCTGCGCTTTCATCTCCGGCATGAAGAACCGAACCGCAGGCTGGCCACCACCCGTCTTGTCTGACGTCGTCTGCCAAATCTTCCACGGGTACATCTGCGTTAGCTCTTCACCATCGGCCAGACGGTCAACAGATATATCCACCTGTGGGCCAGAGGCGATGCCCATGTTGTTCGCCAAGGCACGAGCCGAGGCATTGCACATGATCTGAACGTCGCGCATCACCTCCGGCAACGCTGTGCCCCAGAACGCACCGGGGATGGTTCGCCACGAAGCAATCTCGTAAGGGCGACGACCCAACGGATCTGGGTTAATCACGCACTTGATGACGAAGGCACCAATCTGCCACGCATTGATCTCGTAGACCTTGGTCGGGTCGACATCCTTCATGCCCCACTGTTTCAGCATGTCGCCCATCACCGGCCCCCAGAACTCGAGCGCCTCGATGAACCCATCCTGATGTAGGCGTGAGTGGTACTTGCCTTCTAGGTTGTCTCTCTGTTGGTCGCCGTACTCGAAGTAACGGAAACCGGCATTGCCATACCTGACCAATACCTGATCGATGTCCTCATCCGAATAACCCGGGACACCCTTCATCGACTCCAAGACTTTCGCAGTCAGCCGATGGCGTTGAATCAGGTACCCATCATCTACCCCTGACGAGTTAGGCGAGGGATAGATGTCGTAAGGCGAGACGCGCTCAACCTCACGGAAGTAATCGTTGACCACAATCGGCGTGAAGTCAGTGCCCCACTGGAGCTTCTTCTTCTTGCGAACGCTTGGGCCTTTTAAAATCGCGGTGGGATACGTGACGAAGTCGTCAACGAAATCCTCCATCGACCGCTTGTAGCCACCTTCGGCCATTTGATCCTGAATGACCTTGGCCATGCGCTCGGCCGATTCCTTCGCATCTTCACGGATGCGAGCCAGGATCGTGTCGTGGACTTCTTCTAATCTCGTCCTAAAAGCTTCCGGGTGGATCTGTTGACCCTGTGCCACAAACTCCTGCGCTTCCATCCGGACGAAGTCGATGATCGACATCTTCACTTCCGGAGGAATCGCTGGCTGTTGGGCAGGCGTTAAGTCAAACCCCCGGTCATCCTGAAATAACACATCCTGAATCCACGACTTCGCAGCATTACATTTGACGTCCGTAATCATCATGAAGATGTCGGAGCCGCCAGTGGCTGCAATCTCTTGCGCCTTGTCCGGGTCGTACTCACCACGACGCTGACGCTCACACTGCAACAGACGCTCAGTAATTCGTTGTCTTGCGAACTTGGATTTGTTCCAGCACGACGTAATGTGTCCAGAAATGCCAGAGGCAATGAGGTCGGAGTTATCCACGCCTTCCGGCTGTACGGCGCTCACGTCTGCGGAGACGGGCGCGGTGGCCTGATACACATTCGTCATGGATTACCTTCTAAGTCCACGCAGCGGTGGACGCTCTACTTACTGTTCTGGCTCGGACGTTCCGTCCTCCCTGCCGCACCCGCAGACACAAATACTGCAAGGCGTCGTGAGGGTGGGAGTACTTATCCTTCACCGGTCTGTCCCGGTATCTCTCCCCTGCCACCTTTAATCGTTCATACCGATAGCCGCCAAGGAAGCCTCTCCTTAACTGCCGACAGTGAGGCGACAACAGAAAGCCGGGTTCTCCCCCGGCCATGCGGTTTAAGAAGAACGCCACTGACTCGCGTCGGGGAATAAAGTCATTCGTATCCGCCGGTTCGCTCGCAATCCCAACCTCGAGCAGCTCCTGAAAACAGGTTCTCTCATCTGTCTGGGATCTGTTAATTCCGGCAGGATCACCGACCGATTCAAACCTGCAACCTGCGTATTTGTTCAACAACAAAGGCTTAACTACCTCTGCCGCAAACTGTCTGATCCCCATGTCCTCGGCGACCAGCTCATCCAGAATCACCAACTGCCCTCTGGGTGTCATTTGCCCGATGATGCAACTGGGCGTCAGCCCAAAGTCCCAGCCGAGATACACCGGCAACATCCGATTGACCTCAACCTCATCCTCAGCCACATGGATCTTGTCGTTGTATTCCGGATAGACCGGCTTACCATCCGCAGTCGTCCCATACTGACCAAGCACAAACACCTTGACCCAGTCATCGGACTTCCCGCCCAACATCTTCAAGTAGTACTCATACCCTTGCGGTAGATTGAAGACGTTCTCAGCCTCCGGGTTCGGCAGGTAGCTGACCTCATCCCGCTCCTGAATCCGTATCAACCCTCCGGGTTGGTCGAAGAAGTCCCATCCTTCGGGAGTGTCTTCTTCTGCAATCTTGTAATACCAGTGGTCGTCATCCGGAGGATTAGTGTCAAGAATGACACAAGGATGTACCGGCCCACCTCCATGAGTTTTGGCTGGATAACGTCCCACTCGCTGTGTAACCATGTCGAAAACTTCACGAGGAACCTCCGAAGCTTCGTTGATCCATGCACCCGTCAATTCCAGCGACCGCAGCTTCCCGGTCTCGCTGGCTTTGTCCAACGCAATAAAGATCACTTCTAGGTCTAACCCGTTCCCATCCCCGCAATCCTTGATCCGCATATTGCAGGTGATCGGCGCATCCCATTTCACGGGAGCAATCTCATCACTGACCCAGTGTTGCCACGTCTTGATCGTCGTGGACTTCAACTCCGGGTACGTATTCCGTATCACCGCCCAGCGAGCTTTACGCCAGCCGTTATGCGGCGTCTGCTTCAAGCTGTGCTTAATGATCTCCATGCAGCAAGTCGACGACTTGCCCGAACCCACCGGCCCCTTGATCCCCCGGACAAAGCCCTCCGACTTGTGAAAAGCCGCAGCAACCTTCCCCGGTGGCCGGTATGCAATCGTCGTGTTCTGTTCCGCCATCAGCCCTGTTCTTCAGCCTCAGTACTGATAAGAAACGTCACACTCTTGCTGTCCACCTCATGCTTAATCGACGCGAGGTTCGGAACAGACTTGTCCAACAACATCTCCGTTGCCTTAATCTGTGCCGGTGTCATCTTCACGTTCTTATCCCCCAGCGCAAACTTCTGAAGGCGCTCGACCAACTGCGTGGTCT